TGCCCATCAGAACAACTAGACGCGCCCACTACATCCAGTCATAGCTACGCAATCACCCGCTATCCGCAGGAGCTGAAACATGGACGCGCTTGCCCTCTCTACGCCCACACCTATGCAGACAGCGCTTGGCTTGATGTCGACCGAGGAAATGAGTGGCGTGCTGCAGGTATCGCCCCAGACACTGGCGACGTGGCGCTGCAAGAAGCGCGGCCCGCCGAGCATCAAGCTGGGCAAGAAAGTCTTCTACCTGATTGCGGACTTCAATCGCTGGACCCAGTCCGAAGCGAAGCGCCAGCAAGGGTGGCGTGCCGCCCCATATCCCCTGCCATCACAAACCCACACCTTTACAACGTCCTCAGAGACGCTGACGAACGCGCGGGAAAACGTCTAACTCAGCGCCCATACCGCCCAGAAGTATATCGCCGCCCACACGGTGAGCGAGAATAGCAAACCTGCAGTGATACCGAGGCCCCTGTCTTCAGGCATGGCTACAGCGGCTTCAACACGACAACGAACAACACCACCATCGCCAGTACCGTCAACCACAACAAGGTCAGTGGTTCTAGGTCCATTTTTCCCACCAGTAACCCGCGTGGACTTCACGTCCACGCACCCGCTCGCATCTTCTGCCGCGCCACGCGCGGCCTGCGCCCCAGTCTTAGGGCGAACGTATTCGCCATGCCGCCGTGAGCCGCCAGACAAAGATACTGCAGCGCGTCCATGACATGCGAATATTCATTCTTGTCAGGCGTTAGCTTTCGCATTCCGTTGCGGGTGCGGGCATATCGGTAACCTCCTCCCAATGCTCGCACCAAGACTGGGCATCGGTCGCGGTCCACGATGAAAGCAGGGCCTCCGTCCCGTTGACCAAGCAGGAACGCTTCGACGGCCCGTAAACGCGGATCGATATCGTTGGTTGGTGCCGGGAAGGCGTGCATACCAAGTCGCTTAAGAACATCGAAGGTTGTTTCTTCATAGATCGAACTCTTTGAAATTCCGCTAGGATCGCCAACCATCGCGATGGGCTTGCCGAGATATCGCTCGTGCATCAGCGCGGGGCGCAGCGCCCGGTCGATGTGCATCTCTAGGCCAGTGTCTTCGGCGATAACCTCCTGCAGCACCAGCAACCTTCCCTTGTGATCAAGCTGCCCGATAACGCTACAAGGATCGCGTCCAAAGTCCTGCCCGACGATGAGGGGCTGGGCAGACACAGGCAGGACATCTTCTCTGACGTGAAATGATCTGTTGAACGACTCGCGGAACACTGCGGTGCCGCTGGGGTCGTTGCCGTACTTAGCGTGAACATAACGTAGAACCCAGTCAGTGCCGTGCCCGCGCGCAAGCCTCTCATAATAACTTCGCCCCTGTGCAATACGCCGTTCGTCATCCACCGCCAGTTTCATCGTGTCTGCGGTCTGCGTCAACCACGGCAAGTTTTCAGCGTCGGGTTCAAGACCGCCGGGCTGGATGAAAATCTGCCAGTCAATCGGCGTGTCCGTGTGCATGAACTTGTACCACTCGGTCCCTTCCGAGGGCATGTTGGTGTCGGCGATCATACCAAACCAAGTCGCACCCCCCATCTGGGCGGATGGATACCGCCCAAGTCGTCCCGACAACGAGTCGACCAAGTCTACATGCATCTCGATAGCTTCGGACATCCAGACGCCCGTCAGCTGCATAGACAGCAACCTTCTTTGGTCTTCGGGGCTGTCTAGCGGGATGAGTACCCACTCGCTCCTCACATCGCCTATCGAGATGTAGATCGTGTTGTCGCTGACCTTGTAAGAAACTATTCCCTCCAGCCATTGGATGATGTCCTTCAGCACCGTGTCTTTGAGTTGCTTCAGTGTCTGCCGGACGATAGCCCAGCGCGTGTGCCTGATGCCGTCTTGGGAAGGCGCTTGCTCGCATGATCTCCTGAGCAATTCAAAGATGCATGCGGTGGTCTTGCCGCTACCTACTGGTCCCGCAATCAGTCGACCAAAAGAAGCGCTCTGCATAAATCTCCCGCACGTCGGTGGCGCTTTATAATTTATCGCCTTCACTTTTCTTCTCCCTTCGCCCCGCCCCATGCGCTACTCGCGCGGGCGGGCTCAGGTTCATGTTCGATGGTTACCTGCGAGGTAATATCCTTCGCGAACGATATCGGTTCGACTTTATCGCCCATCGATATGTTGATCACGAAGCGCTCGCCGACATTGCCCACGACTTCGCCGGGCATGCCTAGCCCGGCAATCCGGGCCAGCATCTTGCCCGCCTCGATCACTGCCGGGAGCGCTTCCTCATGGTCGTGCATCCTCGTGTTCAACTCGGGGAGCCACTCCTCCAGCATCGATGCCGACTTCAATTTCACCCGCTCGTGGGTGTTCAATGCGGTCTGCCACGCCTCGACCTCGGTACCCAGCAAAGTCTGAAACTTGGTGTTTCGTTGTAGCTGAGACCATGTTTCGTCGGATATGGCATGCTGTTTGAGTATTATTGGGAGCGGCTGGATATCCATCGCGATCTCTCGCGCCAGCTTCACCATCACCAAGTCGGAGTTGCTGGGGTCAAGAAGAACTTGTGTCATCATGCGTTCCACGGTCTAGATAGGGTGGTCCTCTTGGTCTAAAGGTTTAGCATGGCAGTCGGAGCTATTGGACCTTTTCAGGGGCGGGGCGTGATGCGGGTCGTGCCGCCCGCGCAGCTCAACGCTGCCATTAAACTCGCTGACGAAGAAAAAGCCAGAGCCGCGAAACCCGTCACCGAAGAAGTGGCGACCGGTCTTGCCGGATACATCCGCGCAGAGTTCGAAGCGTTCAAGCAACACCGCAACACAGGTGGCTCCGGTTGGAGCGAACGGCTTCTCTCCTGCCTTAGAGTATTCAACGGTCAGTACGACGCCAGCAAGCTCGCAGAGATCAAGCAGTTCGGCGGCAGTGAAGTCTACGCGCGCCTCATCTCTATGAAGTGTCGTGGTGCTTCCTCCCTCTTGCGTGATGTCTATCTCTCCAACGAACGCCCTTGGGGGCTGGAGCCGCCCGCCGATCCCGACGTCCCGCCAGAGATCATCCAGTCCATCACCCAGCTGGTGACTGTCGAGGCGCAGACCCAAGCTGCAGCCGGTGCGCCGATAGATGCGCTGTCGATACGCGACCGCACATTCAGCTTGATGGAAGCCGCACGGCAGGCAGCCAAGAAGCGCGCTGCAAAGCAGGCGCAGGTTGCCGAGGAGAAGATGGACGAGATCCTCTCCGAGGGGAAATTCTACGAGGCGATGGCGGCGTTCTTGGTGGACATCCCGATGTTCCCCTTCGCCTGCATCAAGGGGCCAATCGTCAAGATCGTGCCGGTGGTCAACTGGAAGAACGGCGCTGCCGTCATCGACCAGAAGCCGCGATTGTTCTGGGAGCGCAAGTCACCCTTCGATCTGTGGTGGACGCCGGGCTGCGGTGACATCGAAGACGCTGCCGTCATTGAGCGCAGCAGAGTGTCGCGTGCGGACCTTAATGATCTGCTCGACCTCCCCGGATATGACGTCAAGGCAATACGCGCCGTGCTGGACGAGTACGGGCGCGGCGGGCTGAACGAGGACTGGGACACCACCGACTCCGAGCGCGCGGTACAAGAGTCGCGCGAGAACCCCAATATGAACCGGTCGGGGCTGATCTCATGCCTAGAGTATCACGGGAACGTGCAAGGGCGGATGTTGCGCGAATATGGGATGAGCAACAAGCAGATCCCCGACGAGATGCGAGATTACTTTATACAGGCGTGGGTGATCGGGCGTCATGTTATCAAGGTCCAGCTTTCGCCCAGCCCACGCAAACGCCACCCATACTTCATTACGTCGTTCGAGAAGGTACCGGGTACACCAGTTGGAAATGGGTTGCCGGATATTCTCTCCGACATAGGCGAGGTGGCTAATGCGACCCTGCGTGCGCTTGTCAACAACCTCTCTATCTCCTCGGGTCCGCAAGTTGTTGTCAATACGGACAGGCTGTCGCCGGATGAAGACGGTGAAGATCTCTACCCGTGGAAAAGGTGGCGGGTCACGTCCGATCCGATGGGTAACAATTCGTCCCAGAAGCCAATCGACTTCTTCCAGCCAAATTCCAACGCGGGAGAACTACTGCAGACGTATCAAAAGTTTTCGGACCTTGCGGACGAGCTTTCTGCAATACCTAAATATCTCTCGGGAGGTTCGAGTGGCGGTGCCGGTCGCACGGCTAGTGGCCTTGCGATGCTCATGGGCAATGCGTCGAAGATCCTGCAGACGGTTGCCGCCAACATCGACCGCGACGTCTTTCAGGGGCTGTTGTCCAACCTCTTCGACATGATCATGCTGACGGACCAGTCCGGCATGCTCACTGGCGAAGAGAGCATCCGGGTCAAGGGTGTGGCCGTGGCGATCCAGCGCGAAACCGAGCGCTCGCGCCAGCTGGAGTTCCTGCAGACCACCGCCAACCCCATCGACATGGGCATCATGGGACCGGAAGGTCGCGCGGTTATCCTGCGCAAAGTCTCCGACAATCTCGGGGTCGACGGCGAGAAGGTGGTGCCGACCGAGGACGACCTCAAGCAGAAGCAGCAGATGGCGGCCATGCAGGCGCAGGCAGCGCAGGCACAGGGCGCACAGCCGGGCTCACCCGTCACTGGCGACATGGGTCCACGTACCAACAGCATCCAAGGCGGTGCAGGTTAGTTCAACAGGAGAAAGTAAAATGGCTAAAGGCAAAGTGATCAAGAGCAGCTCCAAGCCCTTCATCGATGGCGGGTCCACCAAGATGTTCGGCAAGCAGTCCGCCGGGCCGCGCAAGTCGCTGTCGGCTGCGGGCACCGGCAAGGCCCAGAGCGGCTCCGGTGGCAAGTGGGCCAAGGGCGGCACCACCGGCATGTTCGGCAAGCAGTCCGCCGGGCCGCGCCGACCGGGCGTCACCGGCAAGTAACATGGCGTGGCCGGGTGATATGAACGACCTGAGCAAGCCGTCTGCCGTCGACTTGAATGTTGTCCGTCACGAGTACCGTGTCCTGACGGACGACGAGAAGGCGCACATGAAGG